TCTACGAGCAGGGCATTGGCATCTACTACTGCCTTTACGTTAGCTATATCAGTAGGCAGGTTCGCCGCGGCAAGTTCGTCAAGATACCCCGCCCTGGCAGCTGTATAATTAGCCAGAGCCTCTGCCATAGCATCAGTCCAAGTAGCCCGAAGGGTAGCATCGTCCGTTCCCCTTTCGGCCGCAAGCACAGCAGCAATAGCTTCCTGCAGGTTAAAGTCTAGCTGGTCGAGGTAGCCTGCTCTAACTGCCGTGTAGTTGGCGAGAGCCGCTGCCAGCGCGGCGGTCCATACAGACGCGAGAGCTGCGTTGTCTGTCCCCCTTTCGGCAACATAGTCAGCTGCCAGAAGAGCATCATCCGTCCCTCGCATGGCATCGCCATCAAGGTGCATCACTTCAAGAAAAATAGCACCAAGAAAGGCATATATCCCGGTTGGGTCCGACGGATTACGAACTCCACCACTCATGGTTTATTCCCCTCACTTATAGTCAGATTGGTCCACTTCACCGGATTAACGGATATCGCATAAATGTCGCCGAGGAACAGGTTGAAGAGCCCTATGTGGTAAGAGCCGCCGTTGGCGTTGAGCCTCAGGCCTGAGCCTATGACAGCTTCGTTTCCACGCGCAAGATAGATGACCTCGTCACCATCGTTCACAAAATCGCAGTCCACCCTTTTCGGGTTGGCCCCAAGACATATCTGCGACACACCGGTGACATGGAAGAAGGTGTCATTGACGCCTGGTATCGGCCAAATTCTCGGGTCTGGCATCTTCCGGAATATCTCCTTCGGCCAAATGGCCATGCTGAGTAAAATATATAGCCCTCTTCTCGTCGCCCTCTCTCGTGCAGGCTTCCTGAGAGCAAAAGTTACCATGGCGCCAGTGACATTTCACTGCCCTGCAGTATTTTATGTTCAGCGGCTTCCTATCCTCGCTCACGTTCTCACCTATTTATATGTTACTGTGATATTGCCGGCAAACGTGGAGCTGGAGAAGTCGACAAAGATACCGGTCGCTATCTTGCAGTCGTAAAGCAGCGTGATGCCCTGATAGGAAACGGAGACCGCAGTCCTCACGTTTAGAGTCGCAATCACGGTCCCGGTGGCATCAACGCCGTCATAGACGACGATATCCCCGACTGTCGTGACTCCATTCAAAACGATGGAATGTAGAACGCCCTTCCCCGTCTTGACGACAGTATCAGCCGTTACATTCCGAAATGGCCAACCTTGGCTAATTATCGGGTCCATCCTAACCTCCCGCGGGCTTGCCGGAGGAGATGTTTCACCCCTCCGGCTCCCGTTTTATTCAGTTGTTTACTGGCCGTCCGAAGCGTAGCCAGCTCTTCCACTCAGGGTGACGCCGCCGAAGCAGTGCCGCACTTTGTAGAAGATATTGTCGGTCGCGAAGTCTCCGCCCATCGGACTGACGAGCCCGCCACCGACCGTGACCTGGTCGCTGGATTTCATGAACAGCTCGGGGCTCTCGTGGCCGCGGAGCAAACCGAACTCACCGGCCGGGATATCGCCGGGATCGGAGAACAGCGCCCAGGTGGTAGCGCCCAGCGTGCCCGTGGTGACGATGACCGGAAGCCAGGGGTTAATCAGGAGCTCCAGCCCGTATTGGGCAATGACGTTGCTCGTCGGGTATGGCAGGGGCCCACCGGCACCACCCAGCTCCACCCATTGCTTGGTGGCGCTGGTCAGTATCTGCCGGGCGGTGAACTCCAGGGCAGGCGGAACCATCAGGTACTTCGGTTTGTTCATTATCGGGGAGCCACCGACGTCGGTGAAGGCTGCCATGGCCTCGACCCCCGTCTCCAGGTTGGCGATAGTCAGGGGATTAGCCACTACCGCAACGCCGCCGTTGGCTACCGAGAAGTAAGCATCGAGCGGACCGGCTGCGTTCCAGAAAAGGCTGGTCAGGAAATATTCCTCGGCGCGCCGGGCAGCCCGGGCAAACCGCAGCGGGGTATCCCTGAGAGCGCCCAGGTCGTCGTTGATGATGGCCTCCCAGGAGATGTCGAACTGGCGCCCGTATTTCTTGAGGGCGTAGTAGTACTTCGCCTCATCCCGGTCGCTGGGCAGGTACTCGCCCTTCTCGCCGACTTCTGCAAGCCGCTCATCGCCGCCGCTGATGGCATAGCGGTGCACGGTGCGAAAATCGGGAACGATACCCCGGCGCAGGACTTTTGCCATCCCCTGCGGGGTCTCCTTGAAACCGGCCAGGAGCTGGCGGTCCAGCACCTCACCGAACAGGTAAGGGAAGTCGGAGGTGGTCATCGCCTCCCGCATCAGGTATTCGCGCCGGTGTTCGGGCATCCTTTCCTTATTGGTGAGCAGCTCCACGACCTCCAGCAATCGCTCGTCGTGGCCCGGTTCCCTCCGGGACTCTCGGATGGAGCGGTAGCCTTCCCACCCCTCCATCATCTCTTTTAGTGTTTCGGGTGGCATTTCATGCCTCCTTATTGTTATTTTTCCTTTATATCTACGCTCTGCCCATCGGCCTGCCGCCGGTATCACCAGCGCTCAGCTCCCGGACTCGGCTCCTCGTTTTCTTTTTGTCCCCCGGGCGGGCGTGGTCGTCCACCCGCCCGGGGTTGAAGGAGGATAAATGACCTGCCCTTACGGACAGGCCTTTTTCTCCCCCTTTTTCTCCTGCTCGGCCGCATCCTCCACGCCCTTCTTAATCTGTTCGAGAGTGAGGGCGTTTTCCTTCACGGCCAGGTAAGTGTTGAAGTTGCGCTGTGACTGGTCAATCTCTATCAGCCGGGCTTCACGTTCGGCCACGAGCTTATCTATTTCGGCCATTCGCTCCTGACCTTGCTTTACCTGATGGCTGACCTGGTAGTGTTCATCGACCAGCTGGGCCACCTCAGCCAGTGCCTTCTGCTTCCGTTTTTCCTGTTCAGCGTAGAAGTCCATACTATCCTCCTTTCCTACCCGGTTATGGCGCATTGGATACGCCCAGATAACGAACGTTGCCGTTCACGATTATCCGTATGGCGTTAACCAACCCGGCTACCCAGGCGTTGTGCGCTTGTAGCTGCGTGGCACTCAGGTTGACAAACTCGAACACGTTCTGGGCCGTCGCGTAGCCAGTGGCATCACCATCCATCACGAAGCGGTGGATGGAGTGGACGGTGGCGGCTGAGAAGTCCGTCGAGGCGCCCTCGGCCCACAGCTCCGACATGCCGCCGGCGATGGTGGCGAACAGAGCGCGGTTCGGGCCCATGAAGGTCGCACGGTGGCCGACGCCCAGGCCGGTGATGGTGCCATCGGTGTCGAACTCCAGACCGTGGTGTCCGCCATGGGCTACCAGAACACCCACCGCCTCAACTATGGTCCGGCCGCGGTGTGCCTCGCCTGAGCCGCCAGCACCATTGAGTGCCAAGGCCATATACTGGCCCCGGATATCGCCGGTTACCTTGGTTGAGCGATAGCGGTACTCGCGGGCATTTGACAGTTCTGCTCCCATGGCACGGAATGCCGCCGAGGTGCCAGCCTGTTCGATCTCGTCATCCGGGTCGAAGTGAACTTTGACCGGGATTACATCCGTGACGCCGCCGGTAATGGCGTAGAGGGCATACCCGAATCGGGCGTGGGTTCCCTTATCGTAGTTCTTGCTGATGACGCAGGTCGTCTTGTTGATGAACAGCTCATCACCGACAAGCACATCACTGTCGCCGTTCTGATCAGTGGCCACCACTGACAACTGCCAGATGCCCTCGGTGTCGATGACAATGAGATCGGTGGCCGCTGCGGCGCTCTTGAAAGCCACGCCCACGATGTTTTCGCCGCAGAGAACGGGATCGCCCTTGTTAACATACCCATCGCCGTTGTCGGGATGAGTAAGCTGGCTCTCAGTGAAGGTCAGGTGCCTGCCTTCGTAGGTGCTGGAAACTTCGTCTCCAGCGACTCCAGGTGTGTAAACTCCGTATGGCATTTTAACTTACCTCCAATTTATTTTTGTCTGCCTGGGTTTACTTAGCGGCCCTTTGCCGCTAACTTCCCCGCCTCCTCGTCGCCCGTCAGTTCCTTGAATGCCTCCTCCAGCTTCTCCTTCACCTTGGGGTCGGGGTCTCCGGCAGGCCCCAGGTGCTTGATCTTGCCGGCCTCGGTCAGGGTGGCGACATAGGCGATTTCCGCTTTTACCACTTCCTCGATGCCCTCCGCAGACTCGTCGTCCTTGTGGTCATCAAGAATCCGATTCTTGGCTGCCTCGGGGAGCTCGGCTTTGCCCACCGCCTCCTTGATGGCGGACTGGGCGGCGGCTTTAGCCTGGGCTTTTTCCGCCTCGGTCAGCTTCTGCTCGGCGGTATCGGCACGGGTTTTTTCGGTCTCTACCTGTGATTCCAGCTCCTTGATTCTCTCTTCTGCTTCCATTTTCGCTTTTACCTCCGCTTGAATTTGTGCTCGTGCCTCGGTTTCAATCAAGGTCACGATGTCCGGTCTACGGGACTTGAACCCGTCCACGTCGACCAAGTCGATGTCGATATCCGACACGGCTTCGTAGAGCGCTACCCCTCCGCCGGCGCCGGCCTCGGTAACGAAGTCGACAGACCTGGCTCGGATAAAACGCTCGACCACCTTCGTCTTCGAGCCTTCGATGGTTGCTGTGGAAGCGGAGCCCACCGCGTTGATTGACACGCCGATCTGGTCTAGCATGCTTTTATCCCGCAGTACGGCCAGCTTCTCCTGCATCCAGGGCTCTACGATGGCAGCCTTACCTACGACCGTGCCATCCTCCTGAGCGCTGACATTGGTGAGCGTCCCGACCCAGTCCCTGATGGACCTCTCGGGCCGGTTCTTCTCCTCGGCTGCGCTCGGGTGGTCGGCATACATCTTGGCCCCCTCAAATATCCCGTAGTCCCTCTTGAGGGTGGACTCCGGATAGTACCGGGTCTTGCCGATGTTGAACCCGGGCTTGATGACTATAATATTGGCTTCTCCTTTTTCTATCTTGGCTTCGGTGAGCGGCGTATAATCGGCCAGGAGCTCGCGCGTCTCCGCCTCTTTTACCCACCTCGGTATTTCCTCATCTTCCACATCCAGCTTACGGTACTCGGCTCGTATCTTTCGCTTGACCGCGGGCAGGTCCTCGGATGGGATGGACACTTTCTGGCCGCGGAACCCGCCGGGGCTTAACGCCGCGGCGGCTCTGCCCAGCTGCGCCCTGGTCACTTTCTTGTCCGGGTCTTCCCAGAGGCGTAGTTTCCAGGCGCTCGGCGATTCCGGGTCCGGGGTGTAAGCATAGGCAGCTTTGGGGAAGGACACGCCGTCTTCGGTCTTGGCCGGGGCCGCCTCGGAGAGCCTGCCGATAACTGCATCGGCCTCCTTAATCACTGGCGCCGCTGCTTCTTCCGTCAGGCCTTCAACTCCCAGCAGGTCCAGCAATTTATCGGCCACGGCATCGGCGTTGTATTTCTCTTCACGCCGGGAAGCTGCTTCGGTAAGCTCGTTTATCTTGACCTCAACCGCTTCCTGGACCGGGGTATAGACGGTCTGGGGCACTACCCGCTCCGCCTCGCCAAACACGGCCTTGCCTTTCCGGTCGATGACATAGGACATGCGGTAAGTTTTTCCCCCTACCTCATAGACAAGCTCATCGTCATACACGTCGCGAACCCAGGGGCCGTTCATGCCGCCGACAGCCAGCGAGTCCGTGACGGCAGCCTGGAGCAGCTCGCGTTTATCATTGGCGCTCATTACCTCTTTGATACCGGTCTTCATAATCGCCTCCTCTCGCCTTGTACCAGCGGCAGCAGCCACCATGGGGCCGCCGCAGTCCGGACAGGTCTGCGTATTGCATTTAACATCGGCACCGACGGTCTTCTCCGTACCGCACTTGGAGCAGATACAGACATGTTCACCATGCGGGTGCACCGCTTCCTTGACCGCCCACTTCCCTTCATCATCCTGCTTATAGGCTTTCTTGACGGCAGCCCAGGCGGTGCCGTGAGACTTACCCTCGTCGCCTTTGTATTGCTCAAAGGCGGAATTAAACGCCGCCAGGTATATCTCCTTGGCGTGTTTCGGCAGCGATTTAGTGCCGGGTGGGAGCTTATCTATGCTGCTGTATGGCATCGGCTTTCCTCACTTTCTGCCCGTAGAACCCACGCTGGCGCCTCTCCCGGCGGTTCATCTGCACAACGCTCCCGTTGGGGAAGTGCACCCGCATCGTAGGCGAGGGATGGAAGTGCGGGTTTGGGACCTCGGGCAATTCTAGCTTCTTTATTATCTTTACCGGCGTTATTATGGCATCCGTCACGGCGCTTTCTCCGGAGTTAATGTACAGAGGCAATTCTTGACTACTATGTTATTGGCAATGTATAATTGTTCTAGAGATTGGAGGTCGTAAACTTGTCCAGAGTAATCGAAATCCCTAATCTTGACGATTTTATCAAGCGATACCAGGCTGGAGAAACTGAGCAAAAACTGGCGAGCGAGGCTGGTGTAAACAGGAATGTTTTCCGGCGTAGACTCCTGTTGGCTGGTATTGAACCCCGTAACTTTAGAGAAGCCCATATCATCCGCATGGCTAGAATGTCTATCGAGGAGCGCCACGCTTTGACTGAGGCTTCCCATATTGCTTCCCGGGGAAGGAAACGCAGTCTTGCCGAAATATCCAAGGGCGCTAAGACCAGAGAGATTAAAGGACTGGGTATCTCTCAAACCGAGAGGCTCATGGCCGATATTCTCAAGGGCAAGGGGGTAAAAACTATTGTTCATCAAAAAGCTATCGGCCCTTACAATATCGACATAGCCATCGAAATTTGTCGCATCGCCGTGGAAATCTTCGGGGGCAATTGGCATAGCAGTACACACCATGCCACGCTTCATCATAAGCGAATCCCATATATCCGCAATAAAGGTTGGACGGTAGTAATTGTCTGGATCGATACCAGAAACTATCCGCTCACTATTAGGGCTGCTGATTATGTAGTCTCCCTCTACGAGCGACTTTGCCTTAATAAATCCCTGATGGGTGAGTATCATGTGATTAGGGGTAATGGTGAGACTGTTCCCCTTCTCAGTAGTCAGTTCAATTGCCTTACCCCTATAGAATGCCCTACTTCCCGCGATAATATGGGACGCTTCCACTCTAATATCCGGCAGTAAGCAATTTGGGTGGGCAGGAGGGCGCTTATGCCCGCTGGAGAACATATGGTCTATCGGCACGATGCCCTCCGCCTCGTTGGCTTCGCAAATCTCGCACGGCTCCAGGGCGGCGGACCAGCTCTTATGCGTTATCTCGAGACGCTCGTATGTCCGCAGACTGGCCTCGCTCATGGCTTCGTTAAGCTCGTTCTGGGCTATCATTTTAGCCCGGTACCGGGACATATCGGTAATCTCCGTCCTGATATTGCCGGCGATTTTCGGCACCGACTGGCCCTTATCGACGCCTTCTACCAATATTCGCGCCAGGCGGTCCCGGGTAGTCTCGTTGATGTTGGTGACCTGCGTGGCAGCCCTCCGCTTTAGCCAGCGCTTCGCCCCATCGTCTACCAGGGCGAAGGTAGGGCGCACCCGCACCGCCGCCGCCGCCTGCTTGCTGCCGAGCTCGTAGCTCCGGGTAGCGTGGCTCTCGATGGTAACCCTCAGGTCCTCACTTCCCCCTTCCACCGCCTTTCCGATTAACTTCCGGGCGTCTTCCTTCTTTGCTTCGAGCAGCAGTGTCTTCGCTTCCGCTATCGGCTGCCCCGGTCCGTACCGGCTCACGAACCCCGACAGAGTGCTGTAGGGAAAGCTCCTGGTCAACCTCTGGAAGTACAGGCTCACCGCTCTGGCGAACTTCGCTTCCAGCTTCATCGCCGCCGGAGTCCTTATCCCCGCCTGCCTCGACGCCATCGCCTCCAGCAGACTCTGAATCTCGTCCAGGAGAGGCTGGTGTTCGGGTCTGGTCTCGCTGCATTCGCTCCCGCAGCTCGATTGAGGCGGGGCAGCCTTCGGGGCAGAATATCCGGAAAAGACCGTGCTCTCGCTCGATAAATCCCCGGTCATGACAGGTTGAGCAAACCTCCTGTTCCTTCGCTGTTTCTACCATTTCCATCCTCCTTTAATATCGCCGTGCGGACATCTTTCAATGCCCGGACCAACTTGTTTGAGGCGCTCTCAACCGGCCCTATCTGGGCGAGCACCTCGTCAGTGTTATTGATGCCGAGATTGGTCAGCACGAGTTTCTTGACCTCGTCAACCCCCAGCTCCGGCATCACGGTTAAAATCTCGACGATAGCTTTGATACTATCGGTAGCGTCCTTCTCGACAATCGGCGGAAAGTCTATGTCGACGAAGCGCTTATCTCCAGGCACGCCGTTGTTTTCCATCACGTAGTTGAAAATGCTGTCATAGATATCGCCCCAGAGCTGCTGGTAGGCTTCGAACTGAACCCTCATCGGACGCTCCATGGCCGTGGCCGTGGCCAGGCGGAACGCCTCACCGGCGCCGAAGTAGTGCGGGAAGACGCCGACCGCAGAGCCGAAGAGCTGCAGCAGCATGGCGCCGTCCACCTGCGCCGCCTGCGCGCCGGAGTCCGTTTTCACCGGCTGCATGTCCAGGCTCTCGTTCTCCACCCAGGTAGAGCCCGGGGCCGGAGGCGGGCTGGATTCCGAGCTGCCGCCAGCGGAAAGGCTGGACCGCAGCTGGCTGCGCAAGGCGGTAACCGCAGCGGAGCCTCCCTTAACCTTGGCTTTCCAGGCAAAGATAGCCATCGCCTGCATAATAGCCGCCCGGGCCTCGAGGAACTTGCGGTGCGCCTTAGCCCAATCCATGGCCGAGAGCAACAGAGACACCCCCCTCGTCCCCAGGCTCATAAACGGCACGTGGTAGATGACGCCGGACTCTGCGTCGGCCGCCACTTCCCCACCGTATGCGCTCTTGTACCGGGTATTCTTGGGGTCATCGTTAGCCCAGTCGGGATAGTAGGCCGTATGCACCTGTCCCGTTACGGTAGCCCAGTCGCGTTTGTACAGCTTCTTGGTATCTTTATCATCGGGGTCGGTTATGATTTCGGTAATCTCCAGCGGGTCTATCCGGCGCACCTTGCTCCCGCCGGCGCCGTCGTTGAAGAAGATGAAGAATATCTCCCCGTCTATCAGCATCATGTCCGACGACTTGCGCTGGCCCTGGTTGGAAAGCACCGGCTGGTTAATCTTCTCATCCCAGAAAGCCCGCAGCACATCATTTGCCCGCTCTTCCTTGGCTTTCCAGCTTATGCCGCGACCGAGAGCATAGTCGGTCCAGATCCGGACGGCCTGCCGGCTCAAGGGATCGCGCAGGAAATAGGCGCGCGCCCTCCTGACCGCATTCACCCTGGTCATCTCAGCTAGCCCGTCCTGGGAGCTTATTCCCAGCCTCGCCCAGCCGACATCATCCTGAGCAAGCTCGAGGTCGGCGGTGCCTATGCCGTATTCCTTCAGCAGGAACTCCTCGGCGGCAGCACTATCGGGGCCCGCGGCGAGCTCTTTCAACTTCTGCTCCGCCAGTACATGGTCGGGCAGCCAAATTTCTTTATTCATATCACCACCTGTCTAGCTCCGGAGTGATGGGCTCGTACCCGGATATCGTGTCATAAGTAACCACTTTCTCCTCCGGCACGGACTCGAAAGCCCCCATCAGGGCATATCTCCTGGCGTCCATCCCGTGGGAGAAATTATGGGTAGTCTTCTCGGTGAGCTTCCCGTTTTTGTCCGGTATATACCGGAAGTTCCGCTGCTCCTTGATGCAGCGCACGGAATCCTTGGTCCAGAACTGCCGGTACTGGTTTGTTTTCTGATGGCCGTATTCCACGCTGCCCGGCCCCTTCGGCGCCGGCTTGATATTAAAACCGCGGGCGTGTATCTCGTCTATCGACTTCGGCTCGGCCGAATCGGCGTAAATCTCATCGTAGTTCCGCCTGATCCCCAGCTCGTCCATCCGGTAGGCAATCATGTCATTGGTCAGGCCCGTTTCATAGATGAGCTCCTGCCCGTAAAGCTCTTCGCCCCTGATAACACACTTCACCAGCACGGTCGGGTCATTGGAGTAGCCGAAGTCCAGGCCGTAAAACTCGACGCCTCCCTGGGGCAGCTCCTCCACCTGCCCGAAGTGCGGGTAGACAAGCCCCTCTACCTTGCCGAGTAGGCCCAGCCCGTAGATATTCCACCAGTTGGGGTCTTTCTCCCGGTTGGATTCGATGTTGGCGACAATCTCGGGCGGGAGCACGCTCCTGGCATCCAGGTAAGTCGAGTGGATATAGGCGTTCTCAGGCTGGCCAATCCAGTGCTCATGCGCCCAGAACTCGGATACCGGATTCCAGTCGACGAGGGTGAAAAGCCGGGTCCGTATATCCAGCCCCCGGGCTGTCTCCCAGGGGATATTGTTGCCTTCGTTGATAAAGAGGATATCGCGCCTCGGGCCTCTTACCTTGCCCGCCTCGTCGGCCCCGAAGAACTCCATGACCCCATTGCCGAAAGCATAGGTCTGCTCCGTCTTGTTGTAGCGGCTCTCGTCGAAGGCATCCCCCAGGATATTCATGAAGTCCCGGACACAGCCGCGCTTGAGGTGCGGCAGGGACTCGCTGACGACGGATATCAGGAGCCGACGTCGGGCATGCTGCGCTATCAGCACCAGCAACTGGAGAATTGACCAGGTCTTACTCGAGGCGGTGCCGCCTTCGTTGAGGGCCCGGCGCTTACGAGCCAGCCAGGCGGCAGCGTTCTGCTCGTAAACTACGGTAGTGCATATCTGCATTTCTTTTTCATTCCGTGCGCTCACCCTGGGCTATCTTATTGGTCAGGTCTCTGGCTGTCTCGGACACCACGAATATCTCGATTTTCCGGTTGTCCACGTTGACGATGGTCCCCTCGGTGTATATCTTCTCCATCTTGTTGAGCTCGGCGATGGCCTGCACGGGATTGTTGAGCTTGATGGTGGTGGTCTTCTCGTGGGCCCGGCCGTCCTTGCCGCCGACAAACTCGGTGATGCGGATCTCCTGCAGGGCGGCGCTCTTCAATCTCTTTCTGGTCAGCTTCTTATCGAAGAAGTCGCTGAAGCGGCCGCGGACTATCTCGGTCAGGACCTGCTTGCGCTCCACCACCGAGGCGATGCTAGCATCCTCCGCAGCCTGGCGGAGCGCCCCGAGCCGGGTCTGGATGTTAAGTTTTGATAAGTTTTCAGCAGCAATTATCCGGGCATTTCTAGAGTTGTAACCGGCGATTAAAGCCGCCTTGGTGGCATTGCCCAGCCTGAAATACTGCAGGCAGAAGGTCTCCTGCTTCTGCGTCAATGTTCCTCTGCCCATCTGCTAAAAATCCCTTCCCCGACGGCGTTTAGCCCCGCCTGATACCGTCTGAGATATTTCTTGAGAAATAAAAAAGCCCGCTGATACGGGCTTTAAATAAAAAACCTCCGCTCATCACGGAGGTCACACTATTAGAT